CGATACCACTCCGACATGGGGACAGGCTGCACCGAGATCGTCGAGCCGTTCGACGAAATGCTGATGCCAGACGTTCCGACTAGGCTCGAGGTCGCCGGCACGCTCAGGTTCAGCACGCTGTTGTTCGTGCCCGAGATCGTGACGTTGATCCCCGACAGACCGATCGTGCTTCCGCTCGCCGTCGTGTTGCCCGAGGTGTTCACGCCGAGCGCGTGGAACCAGTTGTTCTCGGCTGCGGCGCCCGGGGCCGCCACGCTTGCGGTGATGATGCTGCCGGCCGAGGTCCCGAACGTGACGTTGTTCGCGTTCGAGAAGGCGAGTGTCTGGAAGGCGAACGAGCCGTTCGAGGCGCTCGCCGCCTGGTTGCTCTGCGTGGCCGAGATCCTGAACGAGCCGTTGCTCCATCCCGCGCTTACGATCCCGTCCCCGACGATCGTCAACGACCGCGCGTCGTAGGTGCTCGAGGAGCTCTGCCCCGTCGTCTGGCTGGACGCGTAGATCCCGAGGGTCTGGTTGCTCTGGCTGGGAGCGCTGATGACGACGCTGCCGTTGCTGATCCCGACACTGACGTTCCCCGCGCCGTTGAACGACAGCGCGCTCGCCCAGAGGGTGCGGCTCGAACTCTGCGTAGTGTTGCCGACCGCGTAGCCCGAGAGTTGGATCGGCGCGGCCGCTACCGACCCGTTCGTGTTGGTCCAGGAAAGATGCGCGTTGTCGCTGAAGCCTAGGGTCTGGAACGCGCTCGAGCCGCCCGCCGCGCTGAATGCCTGGTTGCTCTGCGTCGCGCTGATGCGGATAGAGCCGTTCGACCAGCCGGCCGAGACGATGCCCGCGCCGTCGATCGAGATCGAGCGGGCGTCCGCCGTGCTCGAGCTCGACTGCCCGGTGGTGTTGCCGACGAAGTACCCGCCGATGGTCTGGTTGGTCTGCGTCGGCACGGTATACGACACCACCATGCTCCCGTTCGACGTGTAGAAGCTCGCGCCGTTGAGGTTGCCGAAGGTGGCCGTCTGGAAGGTGAACGAGCCGTTGCTGCCCGAGGCCGCGACCGGCTGAGTGGATTGCTGGGTGAGCCCGTTGTGGCTCGCCGTGATGACCCCGTTGGTCTCAAGGCCGAAGGTGATGCCGTTCGCGTTGCCGAACGTGATGTCCGAGCGGTTCGAGGACAGCGTGCCGGCCGACCAGCGCACCGCGCTGATGCCGCCGCCGCCCACCGGCGCCGCGGCGGTGATCTTGCCGTCTACGTCCAGCCCGAACGTGACCCCGCCATCGTTCTTGAAGGCGCCGATGATCTCGGAGCCCACCAGATCCAGCGTCAGCGCGTGGTCGCTGTTCCAGTGCGACGGACGGATCTCGTAGGACGGATCATCCGGCGTGGTCGCCGTGAGCTTGTGATAGACGCTGCCCGGCACGGGCCCATCCCCTCGCGGGCGTTACTTCGGCGCGCTCGGCGCCGGCTTCACCTGGCCGGGAAGATGCCCGTACTTGGCGCGGTACTTCTCCGGTGAGAGCGTCGCCTCGTCCATCGCGCGCTCCCGCTCATCCAGGTGGCGCCGGAAGGCGTCCCCCGGCCCGACCTGCCCCGGCGCCGGCCCGCCGATGAGTTTCTTGACCGCCCGGATGATGAGCCCTTCGTCCTGTTCGTCTGCCATCGTGGCCTCCTATTGCACCGTCCGCTTGCCCAGGTCCCGCGTCACCCGCTGGATCTCGCCGTTCGGCCCGCGGATCGGCACCTGGTCGGCCGAGAGCACCTGCAAGGTTGTGGTCTGGACGGCGGCCATGCGCGCCATCGCCTGCGCGAGCTCGCCCATCGCCGCGGCGAGGCGTTCTCCCTGGCCCTCGATCGCCTGCGCCATCGCGAGCAGCGGCCGCCCGCCCTCCTCGAGTTCCAGCCCCGCGTCGGGGTTCGCCGCGATCATCGCGCGTCGGTTTTCGCCCTCCTGGCGCAGCCGCTCGATCTGTAGCTCCTTGCTCGCCTGGACCTGCGCCACGCGCACCGCCGTGCGCTCGGCGCTCTCGATCTTCTGGCGTTCGAGCTGCTCCTGCAAGGCGCGATTGGCCTCGGCATCGGATACCTTCCAACTGCGGTCAGCCTCGGCCGCCTGGCGCTTGAACTCGATCTCGTTCGAGCGCGTGGCGAGCTCCTGCTGCGCCTGAGCGAGCTGCTGCTGGCAGGCCTGATACTCCTGCGCGAGGGCCTGCATCTGCTCCTGCGCGAGCATGAGTTGCTGCTGGAGCTGCGGCACCATCGCCGCGGCCTGCCCGGCCGCGTCGCCCTCGGGGCGCGGCGGGATGAACGAATCCACGTCGATGCGCTCGTCATAGCGCCGGAAGGTCTCGCGCACGAGCTCGACGAGGGCTTCGGCCATGTCGGCCTGGCCGGTGGCGCGCAACTCCGTGATCTTGGCGAGCGCGTCCTGGACGACCGGCATCAGGGTCGCCCACTGCTCGCGCTCGCGCATCTTGTTCGGCTTGCCGGTGGACCCGGCCGCCACCTGGACCTGCACCAGGTTGTAAACCTGCTCGCGCGAGAGCGTCGGCCACGTCGCATCGGCCCCGGCGATCTCGACCACTTCGCCGACGGTGAGCTCCTGCAACAGGATCTCGGCGATGTAGGTGGCCTGGTCCTGCACCCAGTCCTCGATCGCGTCCTGGCGCTCGGCCGTGCGCGACATCAACCCCTCGCGCATGATCTCGGCTTCGGTCGCGGTCTTGGCCTTGAGCACCGAGCCGCGCACCGAGTCCATCGCGCCACTCACCATCTCGATGTCCGCGCGGATCGGCGCCGTGTCGTAGACGGCCGGATCGACCGGGGCGTGCTCGAGCACCGCCATGTCGTTCTGTAGCGGCTCCCCGGCGGCGCCCGAGACCACCACGATCTCGTTCGCCTCGGCGTTGACGATGCGCTCCACGTCGTCCGGGGTGAGCGAGCCGCCTTTGCGGACCACGCGCACCGGCAAGTGCTTGCGCCGGTGCTCGGCGAAGTTGGTCCGGGTCGTGTTGTACTCGTCCTGGAGCTCGATCAGGAGCTCCACGTCACTCATCGGGTAGAACTGCCCATCCACCTTGTTGAGGCCGAGCGCGAAGAACGGATACCAGCGCTGCCCCAGCCGCTCGGGCCGGTAGGGCGGCCGGCACCAGCCCTCCTCACCCTCGCACCAGGTGTAGACCGTCATCGAGCGCCGGTCCCAGATCTCGTAGGCCTTGTACCAGCACCCGGCCTGTTGCTGCATCGAGCCGATCGGGTTCTGCGCGTCCACCGCCTTGAGCGCATCGGCGTGGTACTGCTTCGCCTTGGTGCCCGGGATGTAGCCGAACGTCGCCTCGAAGGTGTCCCGGTCGAACCACAGGACTTGCGCGAGCGCCGAGGCGCGCGGGTAGTCGTCGAAGTCGCGGATGCTCGCATCGAGCACCAGCACCTGCTCGGACAGGAGCTTGTCGATCGTGATGCCGCGCTCGACCGCGACCTCTACCTGGTCCTGGAGCGCGGCCAACTCGGCCTCAAGCTCCGCCTGGGTGAGCTCTCGGTCGGTCGGGCTCGACTCGTCCTCGAGGCGCTGCCCGAGCGCATGGATGCGATTGAGGTTCTCCTGTACGTCGGCGATGCGATTGGCGATGATGGGATCGCGCCGGATGTCCTTCTGGAACGTGACCTTGACCCACCCGACCTGACACGTCATCGCGGCCCGCAGCGCCGCCTTGGCGCGCACCTTGAGGCGGGCCTCGCGCACGAACAGCCGGTTGATGCAGATTTCGAGGGTTTTGGCGAACTTCTTGAACACCTTGTAGCGGGCCGGCTCCACCGCCTCGCTCGGGGTGACGCTGATCTCCGGGTCCTTCGCATACGTTGCCGGGAGCAACGTGGCGATGGTGGAGAAGATCATGTTGGTGCGAACCAGCCCCTTCGCCCCGTCGTCGTGAATGGTCCCCTGGTAGTACCGACGGAACTCCTCGTACCGGCGGAAGCGTCCCGCCTCGTTGCGCTCGACCGCCTCGATGCGCTTGCGGAACGCTCCGACGAGCGCTCGCTCCTGGTCACTCACCTCGCGGTCCTTGCCGGGGGCGGGAAGCGTGGGTTCCGTGGTCGCCATAGAAAAACCCCGCAGGTTATTGGCCTGCGGGGCAAGTTGCGCGCTGCGAAGCGCCCATCAGTAGAGCAGCCTCGCGCTCCCTCGAGTGACGTGAGGATGCGAGGCGATGATGACACCCTCGACGACGCCGATCGCCTGGCCGTCGTGCTCGGGCGCCTGATCCTGCTTCGCCACCGGCATGACCGACCCGGCAAGCAGGTCCTGGTTGAGGTCCCTGCGATCGTACTCGGAGACCAGGATCGCGCGCGGCAGCGGCCGCTTCGCCGCCCGCAAATCGGCGAGAAGCGACCGCAGCCCGTCCACGGTGAGCCGCAGACGCATCGGGTCCTCGACCCGTAACCCTTGCGGGGCCACGGTCAGGCCGCCAGCCAGGCGCCGGCCACCCCGGAGGTGTACGCGCTCGCGCGCAGCGTCATGTAGCGCATGAGCGAGACCTCGAGGGCGATCACCTGCCCGGCCGTCGCCGCGGGGATCGCGACCTCGCCCGACATGAGCGCGGACGTGAAACCGGAGGCGTAGTTGCCGCTCGAGTCGGTGTAGCCGAACTCGGTGTTGTCCGACTTGCGTTGCGTGGCGCCCTCGATGACGAGCGTGCCGACCAGGACCGCGCCCGAGGGCTGCCCGATCAGACAGAGCGCCGCGTGTTTTTCCTGGTGGGGCGTCAGATCCATCAGCGCCGCAGCCACCGCCGTGCCGCCGTAGGCGCCGTTGCCCTTCGAGCCGAGCAGTTGGTAGGTGGTGTCGGTAACCCGCTTGACGGTCCAGTCGCCGTTCATGGCGGTGAGGCCCGTGACCCCGACGATGCCGATGCGATCGCCGTCCTTGAGCCGGTGGCCGGCGGTGATGGTGGCGACGATGGGCGTGGCGTTGGTGCCGCTGGTGACGACGATGCCGCGGGCAGCCGCGCTGACGGTGCCCAGCGAACGCAGTTTGGTGCTCATGGTAGGACTCCTTCGCGCGGAGAACGGCCCCGCAAACCGGCCGGGAAGCAACGGGCCCTCGGCGCCCGAGCCCTCAGCGTGAGGGCCAGTCGCCGGGGACGAGCCGGGGAGTCAGTCAGGTCGGATAATGGGCTAGCCGGCGCGGCAAGTCAAACCTGGTGCGGCGATTGAGGGAGCCATCCGGCGCTCGCGCGCCGTCTCCGGGCCCTCGCGCATCGCCGCTCGCCAAGCAGCGCCAGGTCGCCGCCTCGGAAACCCCGGAGCGATGGAGGTTAGTGGCGCTTGCGCGCGCGCAATTCGGTCTCGATGTAGAGCCCGGCGTTGACCGGCCGCACGAGCTGGCGTTGCATCGCGGCGTCCGCGGCGAGCATGGCCTGGGTGTCCCGGAGCCCTTCGGCGGCGATCCGATCGGCCTCCTCGCGGCTCGCCGCCTGGACGATGATGCAGTCCCCGCCCGGCAGCGCCCCCCGGACCGAGCGCGTCGCGTGATCCACGACCACGATCGGCCGCCCGCGCAGGATGCCGCCCACCGAGTAGACGTAGGAATGCACCCCATCAGCGTCCAGGTGCTCGCCCTCGAAGATCGCGCAGATTTCCTCGACCTCCGGCAGGTCCGCGAGATCGAGGATAGGGTGCGTGTCCAGCCCGATCGAGCCGCGAATGTCCAGCGGCTTTTCCAAGGGGTGCGTCATGCGCTACCTCGACAGTTGCCGCCGCACCGCCACGCGCGCCAGAGCGGCGCGGAGTCTATTCTCGGCGTGCAGGATCTTCGCCATGCGCTCGATCCGCGCCTCGAGCCGTCTGCGGGCCTGCGCCGCCCGCACCTCGACCACGATCTGCGTTCGCCCGAGCCAGGTCTCTCGCGACTTTAGCCACTTCTTGCGCCGCCTGCTCATCGCTCCACTCCCACCGCCGTGTCACCGGCGACCAGCGCCACGTGAGGCCGCGCCAGACGATGCGGATCGACTCGAGCGCGGCCCCCCTCTTGAGGGCGTCCTCGAGGGCCTCGCGCAACGCCCGGTCGATTTCGTCGTGCGTGAGGCCGCGCGCCTCACTTCTTCTTGCCGCCACCGCGGCACCGTTTACCCATTGCCAACCTCCTCGAACACCAGGGACAGTTGATCGGCCTCGCGCTTCTTCTCCGTGAAATTCTCGCCGGCACGAGCCACGATGAACTTGCGAATCACCGCCGCCATGAGCCCGGAGGCCTCGGCGAGGGCCTTGATCCCCTCGTTCAGATCCTCCCCGGACTGCTTGTAGGTCTGATAGAGCACGACGAGCTCATCGACGCGCTCGCGCACCGGCGCGAGCTTGATGACCGCTTCCTGCCCGGCGCGATCCTTGCGCCCCTTGGCGCCGCCTCTCGCTTTTTCGATGACCTGTGTCGCATCCATGAGATCCCTCTCGGTGGGGGTTGAGGAGGCCTCATCATCCACTCAAGGGAGCGTTGCAGTCAACCTAGAGCCGGTAGCGGCTGCGTGGCTTGGGCTCGTCCTGGAACAGGCGCCGGACGTGCAGCGGCGGCAGTGGCGCGGGCTTTGTCGGCTTGACCTCGGTCAGGGGCCGCGCCATGCACATGTAGCGCCACTCGTCGGCGCAATTCCCCACCGCGACACCTCCAGCCACGAACTCCCCCACATCAGGCACGGTCAGGCAATACACCGCCATCCTTGGCGACGGCGCGACGGCGACGCAGCGCGCGGGCCTTACAGGCGCCGGAACAGAACCGCCCCTGCTTCGCCTTCGCAGCCGAGCGCAGGCACTGACCGCCGCACTCCACGCACCAAGCGGGCTCGCGCGCCACCATCCGCGGACGGATGTGCCTGTCGAAGTGCTCGGAATGCCATCGCCGGCCAGCCTCTGAACCATGCCACTCGCGCGCAGCTCGTTGAGCGGGGCCGATGGGTCGCGGCACATGGTGGTGGCGCAAGTGCTCTCGCCCGCCCATGAGGCGCAAGTTGCCCGGGGCGTTGTTGGCGGGGTCGTGGTCAACGTGATGCACATGCGCGCCGGCCGGGATAGGGCCGTGAACAGCCTCCCACACTGCGCGATGCAGGCGGACGCCGCGACGCTGAAAGTAACGGCCGCAGCGGTAATAGCGCGCGCCGCCGAACTCCTGGATCGTTTCGCTGACGACGACGGGGGCCATAACGTGTAACTCCATTCGTTGGCGAAATCCTGTGCCTTTATCCAGCGGCCATCAACGGTCGCAAGTAGGTGGTCGGGCGTACACACCAGGCGCCGGCCATCGTCGAACCGTAATTCCACTGTGCTCGCGTACCGAGTGATTCGCCGCCCGCGGTACGGCCGCCAGCCGAAGCGCGTCATCACACACCCCTGCTCGGGCGCCTCTGCAATCGCAACCACCCCAACCCCGGCGACTTGCACGGGAGTCCAGCCGGCGAAACAATGGTCCTCCGAGTTGGTGTCCAGATCCTCGGGGCGCCGATGATCGTGTTGCAGGGTCGGGATTGTGCGGATCGAGTCCACGCACGTCGAGAAGCAGTAGATCATCGGCGAGAACTCGCCGCGCTCCACTTCGATGCCGCGCATCCGGGCGCGCATCTGGTCCCACCCGCCTAGGAGCCCCTTCTCGGCGACGCGCCGATTGTCGGCCTTGCGAAACAGGGCCTGCGGCTCGCGCCGCGGCGCCCACTTCGGCCGATAGGTAGCCATGCGCTCGGCCGGGCTCGGGCCGGTCTTGGTCCCCCACATGGACGGGTCCGCCACCCCGAAGCTGATGCGCTCGCCGATCTCGCGCCGCAGGATGCCGTCGGCCACCTGCTCGGCGTCCAGCCGCAGACCGACGTTCGGCTCGATCTGGCCGTCAGGCGAGGTCGCCACCCCGTACCACTCCCGGTAGCGCACCAGGGCCCCCTTGGGGATGAGCACCGGCCCGGCGAGGCTCTCGGCATGGAAATGCTCCTCGGCCAAGCGCCACCAGCCGACCGAGAACGGAGTCGCGTAGCCCCAGTCGAGCGACCGATACCGCGGCCAGTGGTCGGGGAGCGGCGTCGGGATAAGCACCATGCGCGGGGACCACTTATCGAAGAACGCCCCGAGCACCACATCCCAATCCCCATCGAGCCACGCGCGCACGAGCTCCGGCGAACCCACCAGGTAGAGCCGGCTGATGTACTTCGGGTCGCGCTCGAGGAGCATCGGGTTATCTCGGAAGATCGACCCCCGCACGAAGGCCCGCAGGTGCATCGAGCCGTCGGGCAGCTGCACCCGGATCAGCGTGCCGCCCTGCGGGTTCGGCGTCACGAAGCGCTGCTTGAGCCAGTGGTGCCCGGCGCCGCCCGGGTTGGCCGAAAGCAGGAGTTGGACCGGCACGCCGGCCACCGAGCGCAGTGCCCCGAACAGCCGGTCGATCGGCGCGGGGTCCTGGTAGTTGCCGGCCTCCTCCACCGCCGCGTCGCTGAGGTTCTGCCCCTGGTACTTCTCGGCGTCCTCGACGGAGGCCAGCGGCCGAAAGCGCAGCCGCCCACCGCCGGGGAAGCGGAACTGCGTCTTTTGCGAGAGGAACGAGGCGCCCATCGGGAGGTAAATCTCCTTGGCGCGCTCCACGAGGTCGTCCTGCTGCGGCATTTCCTGCCGGAAGAACACCCCGTTGAAGCCCTTGCCGTACCGCGCCGCCTTGATCCCGAACTTGCCGAGGATGCCGTCGGTCTTGCCGCACCCCCGCGCCCCGCCCACCAGAACCTCGGGCACCGGACAGTCCACGACCCGCTGCTGTAGGCCCGGCTGCGGCCGCCAGGCCACGATCTCGCGCAGCCGATCCCCGTAACCCACGTCAGTGCTGCGTCGTCGAGGGCTCGAGCAGGCGCTTCCCCTCGGCCTCCCACTCCTCCGGGGTCAGGTCGCGCGCCGCGATGACGTGCGTATGCTGGACCTCCCCGCCCACGATCGCCTGGATCGCCGCCAGCCGCGGATGCATGTAGGAGGCGCAGCGGTCGGCCAGGTCGGCGGCCGCCTTGGCGTTCACCATGTCCATCTCGGCCCGCGGCTGTCCGTCGCGCCGAAAGCGCGCCCGGTGCCAGAACTCCCGCATCACCGAGACCATCACCTCGAGCGGCATCGCGCCCGCCTCCGCCATCCGCTCGGCGACCTCCCGCGTCTTGCGCGTCAACGACCCCTTCGGTCGCCCCGCCCCCGGCCTCACCCCACCATTCCGCCCACGTTGCCCCGGCATCCTTGTTCCACGTGAAACTGATTCGCGGCAATCCTAACCCATTGATTTCACAGAAAGCAAGTTTGGCGCAACAGGGGTCGAATCCGCGCTTTGCCGCCCCTTAAGGTGTTGAAAGGTCGCTGCTTTCTGACGCGTCCCAAAAGTATTTGACGGTACCGGAGAAATCAGGCATGATTTCGGTGAGCGAGTCGCCGGATTCGCCCACTTCCTAGGAGGATTCAATGCCTTACGCTGCGATGTCCCGTCCGATCATCCCTTCCGCGGTGCCGGCCGATCTGGCCGAGGAGCAATCCGACCGACCCGTGCGGCCCGAGCGCGAACCCGACGAGCTCGGCGCGAAGGAGCGCGACCTGCTGCAGCCCGCGGAGCGCGCGGCCGACCTCGAGGACGCCCAACGGGGAGGACTGTGACCATGCTGCTCATCACCCTGCGCGTCGGCACGCTGCTCTGTTCGGCCTCCACTGTCGTCCTGTTCGGCCTCGGCGACTACCTCGGCGCGGGCTTCGCCGCCGCCGCCACTCTCAGTTGCGCCGTGATGTACGCCGAGGCGCTGCGTCGTGACGATGCCTGACTGGATCGCGGCCGTCGGCGCGGCGGCCGCCACGCTGGATCGGGAGCTGCGCGCCGGCCACGTCGTCGCGGGCGCCGTCATCCCCACGCCCGCCGGAACCATCACCGTGCGGGCAAGCTACACCCGCGGGCGAGCGGCGCGCCCGGCCAAGGGGATTCGGCTGCGCCTGACCTATCGCGTCGGCGAGACCCTCATGGACCTCACCCGATGGCTCCCGCCGGGCGCCGGACTGGAGGACATGCGCGGCGCGATCGGCAACCTCGCCGACCGCGCCCGTGGGCAGATGGCCGTTGCGGCCCTCGCGGTGGCCCCGTGAGCGCCTTCGAGGTCGAGGCGCTGCTCCTGCGCGCCTACCCGAACGGGACAGTGGTGCTCGAGATCCACCAGGAGGACGCCAACGGCTTCCTGCACGCCGCCGAGCGCGCCGGCCGCGCCGGGCAGCGCTTTGCCATTCGCGCCCACATCATCGGAGAGGATGAGCTCCCCGCCGCCGACGTGCTCGCCTGGCACCGCGAACGGCAGGCGCGCCTCGCCGCGCCGCCGCCCCCTCGCCCGCCCTGCCTCGCCTGTGGCGCAACGGAAGGGGTAGCCTTCGTTGACGGCGAGTCCTGGCATCTTGCCTGCCGCCGCAAGAGGAGAACATGACGATGACCTGGTATCACTGGCTCCTGGCCGGCTTCGTGGCCTGGCTTTTCTTCGCCGCGGGGTATCTGCTCCGAGTCCTGCAAGAACCCCTGCCGTGGCGCCCTCCCTCGCCCTCGGTGTCGCCGAAGGGTCCCCCCTTCCTTGACGCCGCCGAATGACCGAATCTGATGCACCATGCCCTACGCCCGACCGCCCTCGAATCGAAATGGCTGGACGCGCTTTGTCGCCTCCCTTGCGTCGTCTGCGAGCTCTGGATCGGCGCGCGCTCACCCGCAGAAGTCCACCACATCACCCGCGGCGCCCGCCGCCTCGGCCACTTCTACACCCTCCCCCTGTGCCCCACCCACCACCGCAGCGGGCCCGCCGGCACCGCCCTCCACACCACCGGCCGCGCCCGCTGGGAGGCCCTCTACGCCCCCGAGGCGGCGCTGCTCGCCCTCACCCGCTTCCGCATCCAGGCCGAAGCGGTCGGTCGCCCTGACCATCACCGGATCGCTCGCCTCGAAAGCGAACCGGCGGCGCTGGGTGCCGAAGGTTGGATTCATCAAGAGCTCCGAGGCGCTCGCCTGGGAGCGCTCCGCGCGCGAGCAGCTGGCAGCCCTTGGTGCGGACCTGCGGGCGAGGGGCTTCCGAGTGATGACCGGCCCGGTGCGCGTTGAGGCCGACGTGTACTACGGCAGCTGGCGCCCTGATCTGGACGCCAGCCTGCTCTACGACGCCCTACAGGGCGTCCTGTACGTCAACGACCGGCAGGTGGTGGAACAGGTAACGCGGAGATTCGTTGACGCCGCGCGGCCCCGCGTGGAGCTCGTCGTGAGCGAGGTTGAGCATCCGGGATTTCCCGCAAGGATGATCGCCCGTCTCTCCAGTTAAGGCCCGGGGCGAAGCACAGCGGCAGGGCGCCGTGCCGCACCAGGACGATCGTCCAGCCGCGCGTGCGGCTCAACGTCCCGCGGATCGCCGCGGCGGCGCGCTGCGCGGCGCGCCGGTAGCCCCCGCGATCGGGCACCACAACCTCGCCGATCCACAGGCACGGCCCCCCTGGGACATCGAGGTACGCATCGACGCGCTCGGGCTTCATGCTGGGCCGAACTCGTCGCCGACAACCTGCCCGTAATTCGGGCCACTCGTGCCCGCGGCGCTCGCCTGATCGGTATGCCACAGGCGCAGGGTGAGCGCGAAGCGCCCGTTCACCTTGTAGCCGAGGATCAGAGTGTGCTTGTAGTTGGCGCCGGCCGGGCGCCCCGAGAGGGTGAACCCGGCCGGCCAACCCTGTACGAACACCACGCGCAGGAATACCCGCGCGTTCCAGACCTGCGAATGCATCTGCGGCAGGACCGATCGCCCTCCGCCATCCAAGACCCAGTAGACACTCGAGCGCCCCGCGCGGTGGCAGCCCCACGGGCCCCACGCCCGCGACCAGGCCGAGATCGTTTCAACATCGACCGCAATCCTGTTCAGGAACCCGTTGAGCCAGTCCGGCCACCGCGAATCGTGCTCGAGCGTCTTGCCCATGCCGCGGCCTACTGGCAGGCCGGCACGCCTAGACGCCGCGCGACGTAGGGATCGGCCTGGCAGCCCGAGGCGAC